CTAATTCCCCTTTTCGATAAACCGAATCCGATACGCCTCACGCTCGGCTGCGGTCATGAACTCCCAGGCGAAGTCCTCCTCACGCGGCCCGCCGTCGCACTGCCCGTAGCGATACCAGCCACCCACGCGCAGGCCTGAGTACATCAGGTTGCGCTTGATGACTCCAACGCTGAGCGTTTCCAGCATCTCGCGGAACAGTTCGTCGGCTTCGGCGCGGCTCACGATCTGACCACAATAAATCCAGTCGTGAATAACGCCCGCCGCTTCGTGATCGATGCCGTCAAAAAGCGGATCGACTAACCAGGGTATCGACGTGAGGTCGGTCACGAACCAGCGCGGCACCGTGAACTCCCGGCCATCCTTCGCGTGATAGCGGAACGGTTCGAGCAGCACCCACTCGCCGGGCTTGTAAGCGCGCAGATCCAGCGCGCCGGAGAACCATGGCTCACTCATAGCATTCCACCCTCACGCGATGCGGGGCTGTCCGTGTGTCCATTACGGCACGATAGGCCGCACGGTCGACGGCTGGCTTGCCGCAGTAGTAGGACGCGAGCGAGGCGGCACAGCCCTGCAGGGTGAGTAGTAGGCAGGCGATAGCGATCAGGCGCATCATTTCCGGCCCCCATGCTCAAGCGAGAAGTGGTTGCCGTCGTTGAATCTTCCGCCCCATGCGCCGCCGATTGACTCCCAGAACTCGCCAAGCTCCCGGTAGTCCTCGCTTGCGGTCATGTACTTGCCGCCCTTGAACAGGTTGAAATCGACAGCCAGCCGCTCCTTGTGCAGCGAAACAGCCGAGCTGTAGGACTTCTTTTCGCCCACGGTGCCATGCACGCGCGGGTCACGGTACGCATCGCCAAAGGTCAGTTCGTAGCCGTTGGCATAGGCGAACTCGATCAGCTGGCCGATCATGCGGACGAACTGCCGCTGCTTTTGTCCGAGGGTCATGCTTTTCTCCAGGCAAAAAGAAACCCGCCGAAGCGGGTCTGGGTGTTGCGGCTCGGTCAGATCGTCGCGGCAGTCATGAACAGTCCGTCCACCTGCTCGTCACTCAGCCCAAGGTCGCCGGCCATGTAGGCAATCAGCGGCCAGTCGCGGCGCACCTCTTGCGCGTATTCCCAGTCGATCCGGGCGCGCTCGCCGTCAGCGCCCGGCATGGATGCGATAGACGACTGGACGGACTCGAGCAGGCCGGCACCGAGCAGGGCAATGCGGCATTGGCGCATGGTGACGGACTGCGGCACTTCCGGGGCCGTCGGTTCAGGAGGCAGGAATTCTCCGTTTTCGTAGCGGTCGCCGATTCCACCGCCGAGCGAGGCGTCGACCAGACCTGGCAGGAAGTCGAGCCTTTCAACCTCAATCGTGTTTGTGACGATGCCGTTATCAATGATATGTGCGCGCATCAGATGATCCCCAAGATTCTAACTTCGCCGCGAGCGCCTGACGAAGTGACCCCACCGCCACCCCCCGGTGCAACCCCTGGCGCTCCTGATGCCCCGCCAGCGCCTGCGAATGTAGATGCACCGCCTGTTGCCGACCCGCCGCCAGCACCGCCGCCGCCGCCATATACTGAGCGCCCTCCCACTGTTGTACCGCCTCCTCCGCCTCCGTAAACGGCAGCTGCTCCGGACGTGCCTCCTCCAAAACCGTCCGACCCTGCAGACGCGTTCCCCATCCCCCCGCCTGCCCCGCCACCACCCGGCTGACCCATCGTTCCACCAGTGACCGAGAACGAGCCGAATGAAGATGCCCCCCCTACGGAGACTGGCGCCCCGCCCGAACCTACGACGACGTTAATGCTCTCTCCGGGATTTGCCGGAACCAATAGCGGCCCAGCGCCGCCCCCACCCCCGCCCCCGCCGCCTGCGGTGGAGTAGCCCCCGCCCCCGCCCGATATAACCAGCCCTGACAGGGCCGCATAGCCAGGCGGCGTTATGAATGCGCTGCTTGCGGTAAAAACCTTGTAGAACGAGTTGAGCACTATCGACCGCAGCGCAGCCCCATCACACTGAATCAGTCGGCACTCGCCGGGATACATCACGAACGAGGCCAGCCCGTCGATAGTCTCGCCGCCGTCTGGGTCTAGCGTGATATCGCCACTGCCTGCGTTGCGGATGTAGCAGAGCCAGCCGTCGCCAAGCGCAGAGCACGCGGCAAACGTCTGCGTGAACGTGCCGCTGGTAATGTCGATCAGCTGGCCCTTGTCGGCTAACCCTATCTGGGCGTTCGATATGCGGGCGGATCGCTTGAGTTCGGCACCGACAGTCGCGAACTGAACGCCGCTTTCATCCTGCTTGACGATCAGCGCCTTATTGGCATTGCCCGTCAGCGCAGGCAGGCCAGCCGACGCCCCCGCTGCCGCCGCTGCAATCTCTGCCTGATCTGCTGCATCTTCGCTGCGCACTGCCTGCTGAGTCGCCAGCGCTACTTGATCGGCGGCGAGTGTCACTTGATCGGCAGCGAGCTGCACTTGTGTCTGTCCGTTGCTGGTTGCTAGCTCGGCTTGCTCGGTCGCTAGCACTACCTGATCCGCAGCGCTAGTGGCTGAATCTGCCGCAGCACTTGCGCTACCAGCCGACGCCGTGGCGCTGGCGTCGGCGTCGATGGCGCGCTGATCGACGAACGCAGCGGAGGCGTTGAACTCGGTGACCATCCCAACCTGAGCGGCTACGAATGCGTCCGCTTTGGCCGTGAAATCGCTAGGCGCATCGGCCCGCGTCGGCGCGGCGGGTAGCGGTGAAATAACGGGAACCGTCATTGGAAACTCCTTACTTCGAGCGTCATGTCACAGAGCGCGGGATTGGATATCACGGTCGCCAGGCGCTCGAAGCGGCCGACGATGATGGTTGTGTCCATGCCGGCATCGCCGACGTAGAGGGATGGCACGTCGCGCAGCTTTTCCAGCGTGCGCATTGCGGTGCCGATCTGGTCTGTTGGGATGCGAAGATCGAAGTCGACGGTACGCCGCGAGCCACGAGGGGTCAGGGTGACGTTGCCGAAGTCGTCTTCATCGGTGCGTGTGTAGCTGACCAACCCGAGACCGGTGCCGTAGACGGCCATACCGATTTCCAGCGCACTACCGAGAACCAGCGTGCCTACCCGAGCGGTGCCGCCCGGAGCCGAGACGATGACCTGCACGTCCGCGTTGCCGTATGCCGGCAAATCGAACACGGCCACGTTGTCGCGCCGCTCGAAGGGGGCGAACCAGTATTCGTACCAACTCGTCACCCCGGTATCGGCCATCTGGACCGTCTTGTCGTAGACGATGCCCTCCCCTGGCGCCGTCATCACAACTTGAACACTGGTACCGGCCACCCCAACGAGGCCGATGGCGTTAACCACCTGCCCCGGCTGGATGGTGAGATCGATCGATTCAGCGTTGTCGGTGAACTTGCCGAGCAGCCATTTCTGACCGGCGCGCTTATCGAACATCCGCCAGCGGTTGCACGCGCCGAGATCAATCCACTTGAGTGGCGTCGTGGTCTCGGTGCCTGGCTCAACTGTGTTGCTGTCCGCTACGCTCTCGTAGACATGCAGGTTGTGCAGCACGGTTTGACCCGTGCTGTACGTGCCTGCTGCCCACGCGGGCGCATCATCGAGCGCGACGTTGCTGCTGAGTAGCGTTGTTGGCGTCACTGACGCCGGGCGCACGACTCTCATGCGGCCTCTCCTTGTGGCAGACCGATTTCGTTCATCTGGCGAACCCCGTAGGCAGTGCTTTCGGTGTATTTGGCAATGGCACCTAGGGCAGAGCGCAGGCCGGAGACCTCAGCACGCAGGGCGCGCAGTTCCTCGGTCGATCCTCCACTACCCATCATTGCCGCCGTCTGACTGGCGTTGTAGATGCGAGAAGGGCCTGTTACCTCCAGCTCAGGGCCACCCTGGCGCATCGCCTCGACCGCCCCGACCCCGCCCCACTTGGCGATATCGGATTGGGACCAAACGACCTCGCCCTTATGGACGATGCCGGCCGGATCAAACTTGTCGCCGTAGCCGGTGAAGCCACCCGACGCAAACCCCGGAATCTCGCCATTGATCTTGGCGTCACGCTCGATTGCCGCGATCATCTCGGCAACGCTCATGCCGCCTGAGCTGATCTGATCCATCCAGTAGCTTTCGCCGGCTGAGTCGGCAGACCGCCCGAGAGTGGCGCGATACGCCGCCTCAACCTGATCCTGCACGGACAAACCGCCCTGATTGCTCAGGTAGTCCGCAGCCGATCCGGCGCCGGGGTCGTTGGCGTTTTTCGACGCGTCGTTGGCGATGGCTTTCGCAAGCTGGTCGTAGTCGAGGTTTCCCGAGGCCAACTGCTGCTGCCAGAAGGCCGCGCCTGCGTCGTCCGTTTTGCGGCCAAGTACCGACTGGTACACCGAGTCGATCAACGCCGCGTTATTGCCAGCCGTGTTCTTGGATGCCAGCCCATCAGCCATACCGGCCAACGCCGCAACCACTGCGCCGTTCATGGCCGCGATGGCTGCCTCAACCGACTTAACGCTGTTGTCGATGCCGTTCAGGGCGTCAAGCTGCGCCTGAGCGAAAGCCAATTGCTGATCCAGCGCCGAGAGTTGCTTCTCGTACTGCTCGAGCATCTGTTCTTCGGCGGTGAGCTGCTTGCCGTTGACCTTCTCCAGCTCAGCAACGAGGTTCGCCGTGCGCCCCTGCTCCCGCTCGAATTGCTCGAGCGAGCCGTACAGTGCCGTGTCCATATTGGACGCGACGTCGAGCGCATCTTGCAGCCCGGCGTAGTCCGCCAGCGATCCGCCCGCCCTGGCAGTGACCAAAGCGCCTTGCAGCGTCATGGTTGCCTGAGCGCGCAGCATCCGAACGGTATCGTCCGAAGTGCCGCGCAGCTTGCGTAGAGCAGCATCAAGCGAGTTACTGACGCCGGTCAGGACGTTGATATTCGCCGCGGTACTGGTTGCCGCCTGCTGGATTTCCCGTTGCTGTGCTGCAATGGACCGCTGCAGCGATGCATAAGCCGTGTTGACCGAACCCATTAGCAGGGCTGCGGCCTCTGCGGCTTTCTGCGCCGCCTGCTGCTCGACAATCGAGAAGTACTGCGCAGCCTGACCCGACAACGCCATCATCGTGGCGAACATCTGCTGCCCGGCCTCCGACGTCAGGTCGATATCCTCGACCATCGCCCGGTACGCCTCGCGGGAAGCCGCCAGCTCCACGTCTGCAGACTCGAAAGCCCGCTTGATGGAATCAATGGTGTCCTCGACCTTCTCCGCGTCGGTGAAAAACGCCCCGTAGTAGGTCTGCGAGTTGTTTGCCAGTGCATCCAGGCCACCCGACGCAGCGGACAGAGACTCAGCAAGCTTGCCGCCCGCGACCGTCATGTCGTACATATCGACGTTCAGGTAGCGGATGACCTCGTTGACGCCCTTGAGGTTGCCGACGAAGGCTTGCATCCCGGCCAGGTCGTAATCCAGGCCGGTGCCGAAAACCTTGTTCAGCTCGGTGTTCATGGCCTCGCTGAGCGACAGGAACCACTCGCTGACGGCCTCTTGAATCTCCTCCTCGGTCTTGCCGTTTGTGCTGATCTTCTCGCGAGCCAGTTGCAGGCCGGCGAGCGAGCCTTCGTCCAGCGTCAGGGACAGCGATTCGAAGATGGACGAAACGCCGGCTTTGGTGGTGTCATAGGTCTGCTGGAGTGCTGCGGCCGTCTCAGGATCAAGCTCACTCCAAAGCGTGCGCTTCTTGTCACTCTTGAACCAGCCGCCTTTCTTCTTTTGGGACTCGTACTGCTCGACACCGAAGGCACCACCCTCAACACCGAGGCCGATACCCATGTCCTTTGTTTGCCACTGGCCACCGAACAGGCCAGCCCCGAGCTTATCCATCACAAATTGCGTGATAGGCGAGCCAGTGATCATCGCGGCGGTTTTATCGCCAACGACTGATGCAATCAGCTTGTCCATCTTTTCGATGGCGGTGCCTGCTACCCGGAATGGAGCCCATGCCGTCCTACCAAGCAGACTGGCATCATCGTCGTAGTCGCCTGTCCGGTCGCCGCTAATCCGAACACCAGCGTCAAACAGCTTGCCCGACTGATACATGCCGGTGATAGCGGCAATGAACCATCCGACCGGGTTAGAGGCCATCGCGCCGATCTTGGCCATCATGCCGGCGCCAAGACCGCCTGCCCCCGCCGCTGCTGCGCCAGCTCCTGCCGCCCCCTGAGCCGCAGCCCAAGACGCATATGCCGCCCCGGTATAGCCAGCCGCAGTTGAGCCAGCAGCCATCGAGGCCGCTGCACCGCTGCCAAGCCCGAACATCCCGCCGATAGCGCTCGCCCCGGCATTCAGTGCGCCACCAAAGCCACCGGACGCATACCCGCCAGACAATGCCGGCCACAGGCTCTGAGCTGTGCCAATGGTGGAATATAGGCTGCGGGCCTGATTGAGCGTACCGAGCATATCGGTTCCGCCACCCGAGCCCGAAGACCCGCCGAGCAGTGAGCCCCAAACCTGACCAATGCCACCCTGGTTGTTTGTGCCCATGACCGCGTTGCCGAGGCTGGTCAGCAGGGGCTTGATGGTGACCGCGTTCGCCATCTCGGCAGCCCAGCGCCGCGCAACGTCGAGCAGGCTATCGAACGAGAACTTGCCCGACTCGGAGAAGCCCTCCCACATATCGGCGCCACGCTCGGACACCCGCTCGAACGCGTCCTCGGTAAGCTGCGCCCATTGGGATGTCTCTCGATTGTTCTCCTCGTATTGCTCTTTCAGCTTGACGAGATCGCCACGGGCCTTGTCGGCGCTCTCCCCGCCGCGAGCAATGATGTCGTTCAGCAGGTCCTGCTGCTTGCCGTACTCGCGCGCAGCAACCTCAGCTGGATTTAGGCTGTCGTGTAAGTCGTCGAATTGCTTTTGATACTCGGCAATCGCCTTGCCGGGGCCGTCGGCATCAATGTCTTTAAGCGCCTTGTCTACTTTTTTGATTGCTTCGGCAGCGCCGGTTGCGCTGGTGGCGGTGGTTTTCAGGAGGGGCGGCAAGCCGTCTAACTTGGGCGTCTCAATATCGATCTTGACCGGCCCTTTCGCCGCTTCTGCCTTTGCCTTGTTGACGGCGACTACAAGCTTTACCAGTTCGGCGTTTAGCTCGTCATCGTCGTAATACTCAACGACGCCATCCCGCCCAAACAGGATGGTTCTGTCCAGTACGCTGCCATCCAGCATCCCGGTTACGCGCTTGATTTCAGCCTCAAGCAGCGCGATGTCATTATCAGCAATCTCGCCCTTGAGTCGGCGCATCCAATTGATCGCGTCGACTGATCGCTCGACGATGTAAACCAGCGCCTGCCCGACGCCACTAGCCATGACACGCGCCGCGTCTACCGTGGCCGGGTCTTTCAGTAGCCCAGTCAGATCCTTGATAGTTGGCAGTAGGTCGGTCGTGATCTGGTTACTAGCCCCACGAAAAGCCAGCTTCATTTCATCGGTGGAGCGGGTGAACTCTTCTAGCTGTTTGATCTCAAGGTCAGACAGAACAGCGCCCATTGCCTGCGCCTGATCGCCCATCTCCTTAAAACCAGCGCCTCCGTTCTTCAGGAGGGGGATTAGCGCGGTCGTGTCGTTCGCCATTGCCTCCATGTAGAAGGTCATTTCGGCTTGGGAAAGATTCGCTTTCTCCAGACTGCTATAGAAAAGCTGCAGCGCCTGTGGGCCAGAGAGTTTGCGGAATTGCTCGGCGGTTACTCCGATCCGAGGCGCGATGTTCTCGAAGAAATCCTTCATCTCGCCACCGCCAGTGGAGAGGAAGTCCCCCACGCGATCGTTCACGTCCTTCAGTATGTCGGCCAGCTTGTCCTGTTCAACGCCGACAGTCTTTGCACCTGCCGCGTACCGCTGAAATTCGGTCGTGGAGGCGTTAGCCACCCGCGACATATTCTGTATTTCACGCGCCGACTCAGCGGTCTTGACGACTAGCGTAGCCAGCCCGGCAGCCCCGGCAGCCGCAGCGGCGCCGATGGCCGTGCCTATGTTCTTCATCGCCGACACAGCAACGCGCTTTGACTTCTCTGCACTCAGCCCCATGCGCTCGAACGCCTTATCGACAAGGGATAGCTCTTTATCAATCCCCTTAGTGGCGTTCGCTACGGCAGCATCGGCGCGCTTCATCTCCTGGCGAAGCTGCGCTGTGGTCGCCTCGATTCTGACGAGCATGCCTTGAATGTCTTGGGCCATTTCACTTTTCTCCAGGCGAAAAAAAGCCCCGCGTTTAGCGAGGCTCGGTGTGTCGTTTGGCGTCTATCCGCCTGAGTTGAATCTGACCAGCTTGTCTATCGCGCGCGGCGTGCACTCAAGCGCAAGGGTTGAACCGTCTGTGAAGGTCAGTTCTGCGATGTTCTTTTTGTTGGTATAGAACGAACCGGCAACCGCAATTGCGATTCCGATAAGGGCGCCAAATATTGCAAGGATAAACCAGCCGACCACGGCAAGAATGAAACCAGCAATCACAGCCCCGATCAGCCCGAACCGGCGCTCGGCATCTATTCGTGTCTGCACGCGTTGAAGCTGTACCGGCTCGTAATAGGCCTTTCTGGCGCCCTCAACCACGAGCTGTTTATGCGCAATGTACGCACTACCACGAGTGCCGAACGATCCGCCTATGATCTTCATGCGCCCTCCTATTTCGCGCCGTCGCAGGCAGCCATTGCCTGCAAGCGCAACGATGGGTCGGAGATGCGCATGACGCGACTCATGCACTGGTCGTAACTTGAGGAAGGTTCGCCCATTGTTGCCGGAGCGTAGGTAGCAGCCTTGGGTCCGTTGAGGCCGTAGACTTCCCCGCCATGAGCCGAGCAGTTGAATGCAGCGGGATCTTTCAGGCTGTACGCCCTGCCCTGCACTCTTGGTCGCACTACCGCAAAAAACCCTATTACCTGCCTGTGTCGCATCTCGGTTAAGACATCTACGCCAGTTTCCCTGGCTTTGGCAGCCAGCACCCGTTTAGGGCCTGCGTACCCACCGTACCAATGGCTATTCGATACGCCAATACCAAGGAAGTCTGCCTCTACTCCTTCAGGCAGTGGCCCAGTCATAAAGCAAACGTCTCTATTATGAGCCGGCTTATTGGCAACCGAGTCCACTTTCTTTTGCACGTTTGCATTGGTCGCACACCCCGCCAACGCCACCGCCAGCCCTATTACTGCAATTGCTCGCATCCCTGCCCCTCCCCATAAGAAAGGGCCAATGTAGCAGAACGCCAGCTGTGCATCACTTCCCAGCGCCGCGCAATACCGCCTTCATCTGCGCAGGCTTGGACGCGGCCTTGTCCTCTTCTTTGCCTTGCCCAAACGGATTGGTGGCGCGAAGGAATTCGATTTTTGACTCGTAAGCCAGCAGCAGCTCGGGAATCGGCGTCGACCACGCCACGGCAGGCGGCCAGCCGAGCCAGCCGGTTGCTAGGCCGTAAAGGTGGTCGACGTAGCTTCCGTCGCGGACGGCGCTGCTTTTTTCCGTGTCTTTTTTACGTTTCCCGACTCTTCCTCCTCCGGCTTGGCGTTGGCTGGATTCAGCAAGGCCACGACATACGGCACGACCTGCGCGGTCACATCAGCCACGCCAGCGGCGAACACGGCCTCCGGCACTTCCTTGGCTTCCTTCGGGCTCAGGTTGGCGCCGGCAACGATGATGTGGCTCACGGCATCCACGCTCAGCGAGCCGAGGCCGTCGAGTGCGGGGCGCAGGCCGCCGAAGCGCTGCTCGATCTTGCGGACAGCGGCGAGGGTCGGCTCCAGTTCAAACTCGAACTCGCCAACGGTGACAGTGGTTTTGCCGTACAGGGTTTTGCTCATGGGTGACTCCAGAATTCAGGGGGAATGCGCGGCCCGAGTGAGCCGCGCCAGGGGTTAGGCGGCGACTTCAACCACGGCGGTTGCAATCGCGATGTTGATGTTGGCCTTGACGATATCCTCGGCGCCGCCGACTGCGATGCGGCGGGACATGACCTTGCCCGAGAAATAGAAGGTGTCGCCGTCCTCGAACAGCACCTTGAAGTTGTAGTCCTGCGAGCCTTCGTCTTTCAGTGCGGCGTTCAGGGCGGTCTGGCCGGCGTCGCCGGAGTCGAAGCCCACGGCCAACGAAATGTCGCCCGCGTCGTAGGTGCCTTTGAACTTGCGGACACGGCGGTCTGCCAGCGCGGTAAACGTAGCGGCGGAAACTTCATCGCCGAACTCGCCGATGTTTTCGATCTCGCCGACTTCGACGTAAGTGTCGAGCGCGTAGCTGGCGGCGTCGGTCGCGATGGTCTTGGTGCCGATGCTGAAACGGGCGCCGGCTGCGGTATTGATGGGCATAGATAGTCCTCCAAAGGACATTGGATGTAGCCGCAGGGCGGCAGGGTTTGGGATTTAGTTACTGCTGGCTGATGACTCGAACGGTCACAGAGCCTTGAAAGGTCACGCCGTCAGCGTCTCGGTTGGTGCTCATGCGCTCGACGCGGACTGAGGCGGCACGGCCATCAGCTAGGGTTAGCGGGCGCTCATCGAGTGACGCTTCGATCTCGGCGTTGATGCGCTTCACTTCGGCCTGGCCTCGGTAGTTGCTCCAGACGGACAAGTACACGAATCGGTTGGCGCGCTTCCGGCCGCTGATCGGGCTGGAGTTCGTGGCCTGCTCGCTGTCTATCGTCACGTAGGGCGGAGCGGTATCCATCGGCACGGCGTCATAGACCGGCACCGTGAGTTCGGCACTCAGGCGGGCATATAGCGCGGCCTGCAGGGGTATTGCTGGGTCAGCCATGGTTCATCCTCATCAGCCGAGGCCGTAGCCTTGACGGGCAACGCAAATCAGAACCCACAGCGCGAAGGCCGCGAGCAACATCAGCTGAATCTGATACCAGCCGCCGAACAGCTCCGTCGGGAAGCTGTACTGCGCGTCCTGATAAGCCTTGTGCCCCACAATTGCCGCAAAGCACGCCGGAAGGCTGCCCCAGTAGGCATACAGGCACCATTCGATCCAATGGAGCACCCACGGCGCATTGTCGGGAAGAATCAATCTGCACTCCTCGCCGCCTTGTCCAGAGTCGAAGCAATCGCCTCGCTCAGAATCTTGCGGATCTCGTCTCGGTTGGTGTCGTAGCTGGGGCGAATGAAGGGATGGGCCGGCCGGGCTGGAATGTCCGGCGCGTAGCCGAAGAAGTTCTGGCCGTCCGACTTGTTTTCCGGGTTTTTGCCGGGCTTGCCTTTGCTGCCCTTGGTGCCGTATTCGAGAAATCGCAAAAAAAAGAACTTGCGGTTTTTGGCCTTTCCCCTAATACCGATCTGCGCGTCGAGGCCACTTTTCGAGACGAACGCCTCAAGTGCTGCCGCCGACTCGCCGGTATCTTTCGGAATCAGTTGCCGCTGCGTCTCCAGAACAAGATCAGCCGCTTTCTGCATCGCGGGACGCAGGTCTGACTCCATCTGGTTGCCGATGCGGCGCAGGACGCCGCGTAATCTGAAGTCACCTTTGATCGATGATCTACGCGCCATGCGCCCTCCTACGGGTTCGCCACGCTGGAACAGAGCAGGCGCACCATTGAGTTGTTGTTATCGGGCAATACGGCCTCGATGCGGTAGGTGACGCCGCGCCCAACGATGCGCCGACCCGCGATCAGGTCAGCAGCCGGTCGGCAGCGGATCTCGGCAGACACAACCGCCTGTAGCTGCTGCGCCACATTGGCTACGCGGCCGGTCGGAGTTGTGATTTCCGTCCAGACCTTGCGCAGCTCTGCCCAGCCCTCGATACGTCCACCCATGCCGTCTGGCACGCTCTGCTCAGACTGGAGGCTGCAGCGGTGTCTTAGGGGGCCGGCTCTCATATCCCAAGCCCTACGCGATAGGGATAAAGCAGGCGCATGGCTGTCGGGTTGTCACTACGACTCACGCCAACAAATGCGCTCTCGCGGTTCTCGTACAGATCGCCAATGGTCAGCAGAATTGCCGCCTTGACTGAGGCAGGCACCGGCTGTTCAGCGCCCACGTCGTCATGCCATGGAATGGCGCGGTTCATGTACTGGCTGGCGTAGTCCTGGGCAGCTTCATTCAGCAGCGTCAGGTGCGCGTCTTCCTCGCTTCCGTCCAGCCGCAGGTGCGCTTTGATCTCGTCCAGCGTCAGCACTGCCATGGCGCGGCTCCTCGTGGATGACTTCGGCGTCTTCGCTGCCGTCGATGGATACAAGGCCCTTTCTTTCTAAGGCCGTCGCGTGGGTCTGGCTCACGCTGAATTTGTCGCCACGTCGGCGTGAGCCGCTATGGTCGAAGGATTGCGTAGCTGTAACTTTTGTCATCTCGCCTCCAGAGAAGCGGGGCCGAAGCCCCGCCTATCGACTTACGGAGTAACGACCGGCAGGCCGGTGAAGTCGCCCTTCACGAATGCTTCCGGGCGGTAGACGGTCAGGCCAACGCGCTCTTCGCAGAGGATGGTGACCATGTTCTTCACGAAGTTGTCGCGGTCTTCCGTGGAGACGGTGACCGATACGTCCTCGCGATCCCAACCCTGTGCGCCCTGCTGGAAGGAACCAACCAGGAACTCACTGGCAGCCATAGACTGAGTAGCCACGACCGGACGACCCCACAAGCCCGGAACAGCCAGGCCTGTCGGCGTGGTAAACAGGTACTGGTTGTCGGCGGTCTTGGTCAGCTCGATCATTGCCCAGTCGATGGGGCTCAGAACGATACCGTCCGCTTCGTACTCGGCCAAAGTGGCCTGGAGCAGAGCGATTCGGAGACGGTCAATCGCGGTCTCTGCCTGAACGGTGACGCCTGGGTTCAGGTAGGCGCTGGCCTGGGTGAAGATGCCGTTGATGTTCAAGCCTACGCCGGAACCCTTCAGCAGCTGCGCCTCTTCCTTCAGCTTCAGCCCGTAGCGCAGACGGCCATCGATGTAGCTCTGCAGCATGGCTGCATCGGAAAGAACCTGGCGAGAAGCTCGGATCCAGTGGGCGATGGTCGCGACCGGAGCCGAATCCATCTCGAAAGTCAGATCCGATTCAGGCTTGGGGTCAGTCGGGTTTTCAGCGACCACGTCCGCGTTGTTGGTGAAGCCGGTTTCGCGCACGTACTCGATCGAGTTCGAGGTGGTGCGACCCCAGTTCAGCAAATCACGCAAGAACAAACGCTGCTGCGCAGGCTGAATCAGGCCAACACGCGCTGGCTCGATCAGAGTGCCAGCGGAGCCTGTCAGGCTGGTTACTGTCGCTTTGACGGGGACGGTGAAGCTGCTCTTGTTGCCAGCACTGGCGCGAGCGGCGAAAGCATCAAAGCCCTCGGACTCAATGAAGCTTTGGCCCATCGACTTCGGAGCCTCTCGGCCACCGCCCGAGTCCAGCTTGACCATGTGCTGCTCTGCTGCCTGGAGGCGGGCGTTCAGTTCGCCCTGAGAGATCAGCAGCTGGTCAACGCTTGCCTTGGTCTGCTCGGAGATGCCGGCGTGCGCCTTGATCTCCTTCTGGGACTGCTCGGCAAAGGTGCGGAGTTCGTCGCCTACTTTCTTCAGGTCAGCTTGGACCTGCTTGTATTCCTGTTCGATCTGGCTCATGGGTTATCCCTTGATGAAATTTGCAATGGAGAGGGTGGAACTAAGTGCGGAAACCGAGCCGTCCGGCCGGTACTCGCTGCTGGTGGCGTCACGCTCACCATTGCCGCCCGCGTCGCGCAGGGTGGCTTTGAACTCTGAGATAAGGCGCATGGCCTCGGTGCGCGGCATACCTGATGCGCGCAGAGCATTCTCGACTCGGCGGACAGCCATAGCGGCCGGCTTGTCGTCGCCTTCCTGAACCTCATCGGACGCAAGAAGCGAATCAGCGAAGCCCTGTTCTATGGCTGAGCTACCACCGATCCAGCTTTCTCCATCCATCAAGGCCTGCATGGCCTTAAGGTCTGAGCCGGTTCGCGCCGCGTAGATATCCGCCATCGACGCATCGAAGGGCTCGAGGTATTCGGCGAACTCGCGGAAGTCGTGGCGATTACCGGCAGCCATGATCCAGGCGTTGTGGATCATGATGAAGCCGGCGCGAGCGACTTGAACCTCGTCGCCGGCCATTGCGATGATGGAGGCCGCAGAAGCTGCTACGCCAAGCACCTTCACCGTCACTCGGCCGCTGTGCTCGCGCAGGAGGTTGTAGATCGCCAAGCCCTCAAACATATCGCCGCCCGGGCTGTTGATCAGGACCGTAACGTCCTTGTCTCCTATCGCTCGAAGCGCGCCGGCAATCCGCTTTGCAGTAACGCCCTCACCGGTCCAATAGTCCTCGCCGATCACATCGAAGATAGTGATGTTGTTGTCGTCACTCGCCGCCGCCTTGATTCCCGGGTTCCAGGTATCAAGCGCTTTTGGCGAAAGGTCGAATCGCAGGCCAGCCATCGGGCGCCCTGCGTGAGCTGCTGGCAGCGATCTACGCATTGTCATTCCTCTGGGCTTGGCCCAATTGGTCGATAGGGATCAGCGCCGTCTGCACTGTCAGGACGTCCGCGTTCCCGCCTTTGGGTGGAAGGTTCTCTTTCGAGCGGCCTTCGTCGCGCGTCATCAAGCCGTTGTTGACCATCGTGGACAGGTAGGCAGATCGCCCGGCGCTGTCAGCCCTCAGCAGCCCTTCGATGCTGAACTCTGCATACATGCGCATTTGCTCAACCGGGCTCAGGAGGTCTTTGTTTATGGCTTGCTCGATTCTTGTCAGCCATGGCCGCAGGGTGAAGGTCAGAAAGCCGATCATTTGTTGCTCAATACCCGAACCCCAGCTTGTCGACTTTTCGGAATGCCCGACCATGTGAGGCGGCACCCGAAACCAGCGGCAGATTTCCTCGACACTGAACGCCCGGGATTCCAGCAGCTGGGCATCCTTGGGGTTGATGCCAATGGTCTTGGCATCCATCCCGCCCTCAAGCAACGGAGACTCCCCAGCATTCAGCGCGCCCGATATAGCCCGCAGGTTTGCCCTGAAATCTTCCCGCTGTTCTTTCTTGAGCACCTGTTGCATCGTGAACGCAACGGTAGGCGCAAGGCCCTTTTCGAAAGTACTGTTAGCGGCGCCGTTGGATGCCAAGGCGGAGCCGAAGACCTGGCAGCCGTAGTCGATTACCGAGACGCCCCAGTCGCCGTCAAGGGTGAACCCCGGAATACGGAAGATCCGCGATTCGGGAATCTCTCGCTGTGTGCCGTCCTTCTCGGTGTACTTGAAGCGGCGCTTGCCTTTGCTGTCTTTCCCGATTGATAGACGACCGGGGACGAGGAACTCCAGAGCTACAAACCGGCTACCTATGAATTTCATCTCAGCGCAACCGTTACCACGGAGCAGCATCGCGACGATCATCGATTCCCAGAACACAGCAGCGGTCGTGCCTGAGTTCGGGCGGGAGTGAATGAGGGTATAAAGCGGATGCTGGCTAGCGCCGCGTCGGCCATCCGCAGTTCGCTCATACAGTCCGAGCGGGAGCGTAGAAATCGTCTCAGCGATGATTCGGGCGCAAGCCCACACTGCTGACAGCTGCAGAACGCTTCGCTCGTTGACTTGCTGGCCGGCTGTGTTCGCGCCGAAGTTGGCCCAGAACGCCTCATCGGTAAGACCGACAGGCACACCAAGCCATTCCAGCAAGGCCGCTTTGACCCGGCCAGGCTTCTTAGTGGGTTTGCTCATGCGATTATCGGCGCTCTTAGAAAGTCAGCAAAATTGGCATCGGTGCTAGCTGGCGGATTCGCAGCCATCAGCGACACGGCGTTAAACAGGGCCATCAGTGGGTCGATCTTTGCCGAGCCGCTGGCCTGCTTGGTAATAAGGATTGCGTTGCCCTTGGGTTCTACGCGGGCGTTACCGCAGCACCAGTTCATCATCGGCTGAGCCGCGTGGAGCAATCCGCCCTCGGCCAACTTGCGCTCAGTCGTTTTGATCGCGCCGCCGAGCCGCCAGCCTTGGCTGACGCCGACAACCTTCTCTTGATCAACTTCGCGCTCAATTATGGCTTCGAGGATGGCGCCAATTCCGGCCGGGTCCAGGCCGACCTGATGCAACAGGCCAGCGGCATAGACTTGCTCAACGATGTCAGCAACCTCGTCCACGTCATCGCCGATCTGCTTGACCAGAACCAAGTCACCAGCGCGCGAGTAGTCGTGGAGCGCCGCGGCAATATCCTTGCGGCGCGCCAGTACAGACGGGTGCGCCCATGCCCGGCACCACGCCAGCCATTCGCGGGTTTCAGCATCACGGCCAACGACTGCAAGGCCTAGAAGGTCATCCAGGCCGCCGCCGTCAACGCCGATGGTGATGACCTCGCTACGTTCAAGGATGTATTCGAGAGAGATAGCCTTGCGGGCCTGACCCTCCCAGAACTCCGCACCGGCCCAGCGGTTCGACATCAGCGCAAGGCCGATCTCGACGTTCATGTGTTTGGCCAGGAAGTCGCGAATAGCCTCTTCGCCGGCCTCCTGAGCCTCCTGATACTTCTGCTCGATGACCTGCTGGTCTACCGAGACGCCCCAATTTGGGTTGGTGACGTAGGCGTTCGCCAGATCCTTATGCAGACCTTGCTCGAGCATCAGCTTCGGGAATTCATAAATGATCGGCAGGAACCGCTTATCAACGATTCGGCCATCACGAACGCCGCGCGCGTAGTCCAGTTTTGACTTGAACACGCCAGACGGCGGCGCTGCTGATTGGGTTGTGCAGTAGAAGACGAAGCCTTCGGGGCGTGATGCCAGGCCGCCAGTGGCCTCGGTCAGCATATTGGCCGACTTGGCCTGCTTGCCGAACTCGTGCAGCTCATCGATGAATACGCCGATGGCCTTCTTGCCTGTCACCGTGGCGCTGTCTGCCGCTACGACCTTCAGCGTTGCCTGATTCAGCCGGTCGGTAATGGTCCGGATGTGCTCCTGCTCGTGGAAGCGCGCCTCTAGCTCGGGGTCGGCCTTGATCATGTCGCGGATCGGCTTATAGGCGTTGTCGGCGGCTTCCTTGGTCGGCGCTAGGATGATGTACTCACCCGAGGACCTTGTATTCAAGATCAACGCGGTGAGCATGATCCCGCCTGCGACGGTGCTTTTGCTGTTCTTCTTGCTCACCATCAAGAAGTAGTTGGTGATGAGCCGGCGCTTGGCCTCTGCATCGTATGAGCCGAACAAGACCGCGACTATCTCTAGCACCCAGGGCAGGCAAGCCTCGCCCATCAAGGGGCTACCAATCGCGTCAACCATCCTCAGATTGCAGAACACGTCCAGCGCGTCGTCTGCCTGATCCTGAAATATCGGCTTCAGCGGCATCAAGGACTGTTGTTCAACGATGCGCTTTTCCCAGTCCGGGCATTCGGTGGTCCACTCCATCACTTCACCGCTCTGAGCTGCCCCGGCTTGCGCAAGCCAAATCTGCCAGTGGCAACCTGTTCGGCAGCCTCTTGCACCTGTTCTTTCTTGCCCTTCTCGCCGGGCTTGCTGACGGTGAATGCCGCGAGTGCCTTTGCCGCGTCCAGACGCAGCTTTGGCTCTGCCTCAAGGTCGTTCATCATCGAGCGCATGAATTCGAGCGGGTCACCAGCTGGTGCCGGGATATGGGGATTCGGATCAACTTCAGGCGGCGCCGTCTTCTTGCGCTCTTCAACAGCAGCGGTGCGCGACATGGCAGCCAGCACATCGGGATCTTTCTCAAGCCGAGACGCAGCCTGTGCGGCCGTTTTCTCTGGGCAGCCTGCTTCGATAGCGGCCTGCTTCTTTGACGTGCCAGCCAGTCGCGCAGCGGCGTACCGGCGCTTCTGATCGGTTAACGCCATGGTTAACGGTCCTCGTTAAGCGGGATTTAATCTGTCCGTGGGGGAATGCGCGGTTTCCTGTACGGAAGGGCGCTGGACTTTCGACCCACCCCTCCCCCGTCACTGCTGCTCGGTCGCGCTCTTGCTGACGTGGCAGCCTGTCTTGATGCGCTGGCCATCGATGACCTCGACGTGAACGCACAGCACCTGACAGTTCGCCTCTACGTCGTCGCCACCCATAAAGAGCGGCGTGATGTGGTCTAGCTCGAATCCAGAGGGGTAAGGAACGACTCTTCCGCACTTCGCACAGGTAGGGTCACGCAGCCATACGGAATAGCGGCGGGCTTGAAGCCTGCGGCCAGTGATGCGCCTATCTGCTACCACTGCAACCTTCAATGGCTTGGTGTCGGCCATCTTGAGTGTGTTGGGCTTGTGCATCTTTAGCTTGGTCATGTGCTGTGCTTCCTTCCAGCCCTCCACACCTCACACACAACCAGCCATGCGAAGCAGGCGAGCAGGTATGCGAATAGGAAGCAGGCGTATAGGCGTCTCACGCTATTGCCTTCAGTGCGTATGCAATCAGGCTCAGCGTGAAGAAGCAGGACGAGAACACCAGCGCCCAGGTGGATGCTTTCATGATCCAAAGCCCTTACTGATCAGCGGCCAAAGTTTTTCGAACACTGCGTACAGGGCCATGCCAGCGCCTAGGCCATAGGAAAGCTTGTTTCCTAGCTTGTCCACCTTCCCTGCTACCTCGTCCTGGCTCTCCCCGATTGCGGTGAGCTGGCGGGTCATGTGCTCGAACTGCTGTTCAAGCTTGGTCAGGCGGTTGGGCGACTGGGCGTGGTCTTTGTCGAATCTGTCAAGGCGGTGCCGGGTTACGGCTGCCTCTTGCTCCAGTGCTCCGACTCGCTCATGCACTGTCCTGCCCTCATGGCTGTCGGTCATAGTGGAGTCTCGAAGTAATAGGTCCGGCCGCTCTTGCTCATGCCGTCAGCTCGGAGCGATGAGGGAGAGGCAAGGCGGCCAGATTGGGTTAGGCGACTTGCGCCTGGTGTGCTTGGGCAATGTTGGCCTTGGCCAGTTCGAAGTATTCGGGCGACAGCTCGCACCCAATGAATGCGTAGCCTCCTGCCGCAGCCGCCTCGCCCGTTGATCCGCTTCCAGCGAATGGGTCGAACACTGACCCGCCATCCGGCGTAACGGCGCGAACCAGATCAAGCATCAGCTCAACCGGCTTCCGCGTTGGGTGCGGACTGTGATGCGATGCGGGCCGCTGGTGGCGCAGGACGCTGGCCGGGCGCTTGCCGGGAAACTTGAACTTCCCTTTAGTGGCGAACCAGATCACGTCATGCCGTGGCGCGAAGGATGATGAAAGGTCGCCCATGCCGTGCCCTATGCGATCCCATACACAATGCGACTTGACCTCAAAGCCGGCGCACCCGATAGCGAGACGCCATAGCTCCTGATTCTTCCAGTCCGTGAAGCAGACCAGGGCGCCGCCATCGCGCAGGATTCGGTGTGCGTCTTTCAGCCACCAGATAAAGGGCTTCTTGTCGCCCGATATCTTCGGCTTGCGCCGCACTCCCGGCACCCGCTGAGACTGGAAGTCCATTCCATATGGGGGGTCAGTCACGATACTGTCAACCGAGCCTTCCGGCATGCCTCGCATCACCTCAAGGCAGTCACCGAGGCGAAGATCGAACATAGCGGAACTCCAGAAATAACAAAGCCCCGCACTAGGCATGGGCCGGAAATTAAGAACCGCTGCGTACCCGAAGGCAGAGGCAACGGCCGTCTGTAGATCCCGACTCCCCGCACGTCTGCAGGGCGATACTCGTTATCGAGTCGCACAGTGTGCTGCGGTGTGGCGCTAGGCCGATTCGCAAGCAGGCCGGGGATTGGGTTTGCACTGCATTGCGCATTCTCTGCACATTGGTGCGCGGAGTTTGCAATGCGGTGCGAATGGATGGGCGCAGGATGGCGAGGCCTTCATCAGCCAGGTTCCGCCCGAAACGACGAAGCCCCGACCAGATTGCTCTGTGCCGGGGCTTCATGTTTGGTGTGTCAATCCTTAACGCGCAAGATTGACAGGATGGCTTACTTTAGGCTCATTGGATTACTACTGTCAACTGCTTTTGCACGTCGCGAGACATTCCATAGCAAACTGGACGACATATGGAGCTGTGCGGTGCTGCGCGCTGCCTTCGTCTGCCAGGTAGTAGCGCATCATGCGGTCTGATACGCCTAGTAGTTCGGCCGCTTTCCTCTGGCTTATTCCCGCGCTATCCAGCAGCCCGCGCAGGTAGCGCGGGTCTGGGTTATGAAGTGAGGCTTCAGGCTTCACGCTTCCACCCAACTCTGTTGCTCGGCGCTGTACTCAACCTTAACCACTTCGCCCAGGTCATCCCAGCCGCTTTCAAAGTCAACCGAGCCGGTTGCGAGGTTCATGTAAACGTCTTCGCTAGTCTCAACGATGCGTCCATGATCTTCGGCAGCAATGTACTCGCGAGCCTCTTCCATCGAGCTCACACCGTAGATCGGGAAGATTTCGCCGGCTTTCTGTACGTAGTATGCATTCATGGTGTCTCTCCTGGTTTTGCCTCGCCTTATTGGCTGGCATGGGTGTCACTATACAGGAAACTGTTTCCTATGCAACACCCTTTTGATGATCCTCTTATGCCGCCTGCTCCGCCAGAATCCCCTCAGGCTCAAGGATCTCTTGGGCAGCCATCAGTGCTTCGTCTACCCGGCGCTCCAGATCCCTGCGCACGTCACGACGCCACCGTTCCAGAGTCTTCTGTGGGCGCCCGTCGTTGTCCCAGTTGTCTAGCACATACCATCCCTCAGGGAGCACACTCGTGGACCGCTTGCCGTTCATGCCTGGCAGTTTGGGGAATGCCCATGTAGCCGTGGCGCACTCGACGAAACGCTTCGGCGCCGGGCTCTTCACTGCGTTCATAAGCAACATCATCGAGTCATGCTTGCGCTGCAGATGGGTCGAGTACTTCGCGCAGAGGGCAGCCCACTGTTCCGGGGTCAGCGCCTTATGCAGCCGGCCGAATACCCAGCAGTCATGCAGGAAGGCCGATTCTTTTCCGCTGATCTCCCCAGGGATTCGCGCAGCCTGCACCTTCGGCTCAAAATCGCACCCACCCGCGCTATTGATGGTTTCCGCAGCGAGCGCCCGGACTACTGCTGATACGACCGATTGGTATTTCATGCTGCAGCTCCCCGTGCTTGTGCCGCATCGCGGCGAAAGAATGCCCCGCCTACGCAATGAATCAGCGTCTGCTTGCCGTTGGCGTAGGTGATGTCGTGCGTCCAGGTCCAGCCGCTCGGGCTGTCGGTGTTGTAGCCCATGTCCATTAGGGAGCTGGTACCGACTGAGCGCGCCCCGTCGATGATCTCTGCGCCGTGGGAATGGCCCTTTACGACCTTGGCGCCGATGGTGGCGAAGCTCTTGGTGGATCCGCGGGCCCCATTAGGCCCTTTGTGGCCGTGCCACCCATGCTCAATACCGTGACGCATGAACGACTCACCAGGCTTGAGCCAGTGCATGCGGTCGCCGTGCTGCATCAGCTTGTCCATCCAGTATTGGAACGGGTCGCAGTAGCCGCCTTCGTGGATCGCCTTGAGCATGGCTGCCTTGGTTTCGTGAAAGACCAGGGCGTTTTCCATGTCGTGTGCGTGCTCGACCTTCTCCAGCCATTGGGTGAAGTGGTCGTGGTGGTTCGAGTTGACCATCACCGTCTTGTCGGCAAATTGGGACAGGGTGTCGACGTGGCGGGCGGTGACCTTCAGTTCATGCAGCACGCCGCTGGTACCGCTGACGTGGCGGCGGTACTTCTCGAAGTATTTGGCGTGGTGACTGGCCGACCCGAAGTTCAGCACGTCATGCAGCACGAGAGTCTTGGGGCGGATCAGCGCGGCAAGCTCCTTGGTGGCCTGTGTAACGATCGGAGATGCCATCTCGGCATGGATGTCCCCCATGGTCAGCACTTCAGCCCGTGGCGCTTGCTCTGCGCCCTTCACGGTGTACTTGGTGGCCAGGTCGATGAAGCTGCCATCACGCATCGGGCAAATGTGGCGGATGTGCGTGCGCGGCCCGTCGACTTCCACGACTACGGCGCCGAGGGTGTGGTGAAACTTGCCTGACGCGCCGGCATTGGTGTCGCTGTAGTTCTCCAGGGTGCACGCACCGGTACTCATCACCAGCTTGGCCGGGACGCCAGGGTTCGTGGCGACGGTCTTCAGCGCGATCTTCGGGTGTCCGATAATGGCCGAGGCGGTACCGGTCACCGTCTGCCACTTTTGCAGAGGGTTGACGGCGGTCGGCTGGGTCTTGATGTCAGCCAGCACGACCAGGCCGGGGGCGATCTTGGTCCGCTCGCTGGCCAGGTACGGCGTCAGGCGGGCATCCCACCACTCGTCATCGCGGTCTTCGTCACGATTAGTCGGGTTGCGGTACCGGAGCGGGATGACCATCAGACGTGCGCCACGCATCGCGCAATACAGCTGCAGGGTCTTGATGAACCCAGCGTGTGCCTTGGTGGCATTAACGGCCGACGTTATGACGTAGGTCTCGGCCTTCCCTTCCAGCTCGGGCACGTCTACGCCCCGCTTCTCGTTGTAGATATGCGAGCAGCCAGTGCAGCACAGGCGGCGATTGGTGCCCCGGTATGAGTGGAGCGTGCTGCCTGTGTTCAGGCACTTCGGACATGCGAGCATTAAGCGACCTCCCCCGAGGTGTAGCGAGTGATGCGAACGCGTACGGCGCCGCCTGTAACGATTTCGTCGCTTACGCTGAGCTGAGTAACGAAACGGTTGTCATCGATGCCCAGCGCGTCTGCCAGGCCGTCACGGCCAGCCTTGAATGCGGCCAGCATGTTGTCGTCGTCCCGCTTGCGCCGGTCGGGTGGCAGGAACTCGATTGCGAGCAGTGCGCGGCCTTCCGGCATGACCATCCCGGCTGCCTTGCAGAGCAGAAGGCAGTCGGCGCGGTACTTCTTGGCGATAGGCGCCTTGGCTCGCCAGTGCTTGCGCGAGTTCGGGCTGAGTTCCTTTGGCGGCCAGGGCAGCAGGACTTCGGTCATCTACTCCCCCTCGCCTTCGCTTCGAGCGCAGCGCGCACCATCGACCGGAGCAGAGGCGGCATCCTCGACAGCTCGCCCGATACCCACTGGCGCCACTTGAGCCGCCCCATGGATGAGTGCCGCGCCCTGAGCTTGTCCGCTATTACTCCGGCAAGCTGCTCCGCATTGGCCTTGGCAATCAGGCCGTCCGCTGTTAATCGACGCTTCGCCGCAGAGGAATTCATTCATCGTCGCCCCCAACCTTGATCCGCCCGCAGTCTTCGCATTGAAATACCTTTCCTGGCGGGCCTTCCTGAGAAGGAAACTCATAATCAAACCGATAGCGGTGTTGGCACTCCGGCGCGAAGTTCATGTGCCGCTCCGCATCGAACGCCACATCCGGCCCCTCGACGGTGCGCGGGTCCCGGCAGTCGATGGTGTTGATCTGGCCAAACCCTTCCTTCTGCAACGAGCGGCTTTGCTCAACCATGTCCAGCGCAGCAACTACCGACGGAGCCTCGACGCGCTCGCCTGACGGCATCTCTACGGTTACGGCTGAGCCGGTGTTGCGGATGATGTGGCCGTTCATGCCGCCTGCTCCTGCCCTGTGAGCTGTTGCACCAACTGCAACAACTTCTCCTCTGTTCCGAATGTCTCGATGAATGCCCGCTTGGCGAGGTGGATGCTGGGTACGGCCGGGTGCGCGGTGCCACGGTGATGCATCGGGCATAGCGGAATGCCGTCCATGTGGCTCGCACGCTGACCCTTGCCGCGACCGGCGCGCGGGTGATGGATCTCCGCTGGCGTACCGGGCGTGCCTTGCAGGTAGCAGGCGACACAACCAAGGGCGGCAACGCGGGAAAGATGGGCTTTCTCGTCTTTGGTCATCAGTACCGCCCTCCCCAGTTGTCCTTCTGGGTCCAGCGGACTTGGCTTTCAGCGCCAAAGGCGGCGACCCACTCAATCAGTGAGGCGCACTTCTTCACGCCGAGCTTCGAGGTTTTTTCGTAGATGACGTCGAAGCCGTTGCCGTCGAGCGCTGGAATCATCGTGGCGTTCTCGCCGATCTCACGCAGCCAGGAGGCGGTGCACAGCCGCTTCCAGATCAGCACGTTCCACTTCTTGCCGGCGTGCTCTACCTGCTTGGCGATGTCGGCCAACATGGCGTGAAGCTTGGCGTTCTGTTCTGCGGTGCGGTCTTCGTCGGTGATGGCAAGCTTGCGCGGCTGCTCCAGATCGACCGACTGGAGCCAGGTAATCGCGCGCTGGCGGTCCATCTCGTTGCGCAGGGGGAAGGTTGGGTTAGCCATTGCTACGCACTCCCGATACCGTGATCCGGTCAACGCACAGCAGATAGGCCAGCGCGCAGAGCGTGACCCAACCGATTGCAGCGCCCGCTCCAGTTGCGTCTTGATGAGCACTGACGATGAACAGAACGCCAGTAACCCCTGCAGCGGAGAAGAGCGCTAGCAGAGCCATAACCTTGAGGATGAACCGGCTGATATCACCCATGACGGCGCGCCTCCCGCTTATCCTCGATGTCCTGGCATTCCTTGCAGCGCACGGCGTTGCTTACTGCATCGCGGCGCTCTTTCGGTATGTCGTACCCGCAATCCAGACAGTCTGGACGGCCAGGGCCCGCCATACGGGCGCGCACAGCAGCCACGCCGCCAAGCACTACCGCTGCCGTAGATGCCGATGCGCGCTCAAGCATGTCAGGGGAGCGGCTCTGCTCCAGGGCTTCGGCCATTTCTGCAAAATCACTCATGGCGAGTACCCACAATGGCGGCGTCTATCTCTGCATCCAGGTCGCTTTCGCCAACCCGCTGCAGCGCGTTAAGCATCCAGCAGTCGTTCTCATACGCCCTGGCAAACCGATACCGCTTCGCATCAGCCTTCAGCGCTCTGTTTTCCGCGCACAGCCGGTCAAACTCGCCACGCAGTACAAGGGCATAACCAGCAAGGTCGTCCCCAATAGGCTCAAGCATCTGCTCTAGGCGGGCAGTACTGACCTGCTTTTGCTGCTCGCAAAGGTTGCTGAGAGGGCGCAACGCTGTTCGCTTAGCGAGCGCAGCTAGAATTTCCATCAGTCGCATACTCATCCCCTCACCCCCGTCGCCTTAACCGTTCCGTTCCAGCAGATAGCTATCCGGTGTGCGCCCCTGGTCATCTCTATCGATTCGCTTGATTTCTCAGCGTCGACTCGGTAGCCGAGGGCCTTGTATTCGTTCATTCGCGCCAGTTGTGGAGGCGTTGGGGAGTGGGAGCGGTTCATGCCTTTGCTCCTCTGCGGAACTTCCTGTTTCGAGCCTTCTCGCCCTTGCTGCGGGGCTTCGGCTTGTATGGGTCAGTGCCGCTCTGGTCGTAGAGGGTGGTGGCCTGGAGGCCCCAGCCAGCAGTGGAGATAGCCAAGGCGAGCGCCATTGTTCCTGAGATGCGGTTCATGCCTTCACCTTCGCGCGCAGTGCGGCAATTGCGGCCAGGCCGACTTCCGGCGTGCAGACGGTCACGGTTTCCGGTAGGGCTAGAGGGATTTCACGAAGCGTCTCGCCAGTCATCACCATCCGCACGGTGATGGCGTAATTGCGGTCGAACAGCTTGCGGCTGCGCTCTTCCGGAAGGCTCGCCAGCTCGTAGAAGCCGGTCTCACAGGCGGCGTGGTGAACGGCAGGGTGCGACCATTGGCGATTAGCGGCCGGATGAGCGTTAGCGCAGGCCTCGCGGTACGCCTTGGCGGCATCAGGCAGGCCCATCATTTCCGGGGTCGGCTCACACCAGCGGATGAAGCGGCCGACGCTCGGGGCGAAGTCGCCACCGGACTTGCGGCACTGCTGGATGCCAAAGCGGATCTGCTCGAGCGAGTTGATACCAGCAGCCATGAACCCCTTGATCCAAGACTTCTTGGCAGCGTCCAGGGCCTCGGTTGTCGGCCAAGCCTGCTTCCAGGCCGGGAAGATGGATTGCAGCTCGACGAACAGCTTATTGACGACGCTGGCGGTGCCCTGGTCGATAGCGCGTGGAGCAGTTACGGGCTCAGCGACGGCGACGTGATTGCCGCTGGTGGCGGACGGGATCAAATCCTTGACGTTGCGCATCACAGATCCCCCAGGTCGTTAGCCCAGCTGGTGTCACCGCTGTGGAAATCGGGGCCTGCGCTGCTTGGGCGATTGGCTTTCGGCGAACGCTCGCGGCGGAACCAGTTGCGCCAGGTGGCAAACCAGTCGAGCTTGGTCGCGTCCTTGCCCGACTTGGCACGCCAGTAATCGGCGAATATCTCGCTGGTCCGCAGCACGTCCTGCTGGGTGAACTCAGGGCGATCAGTCAGCGCCCAGGCCATCCACTCCGCAGGGATCGACCAGTCATCAGGGAGGCGAGCTGCACGCTTGCGAACAGGCTCAGCGACGACGGGCAGATTTTCTTGAGGGGGTAACTCTTCTGAAAGAAGAGAGCTTTCTTTCTTTGTATAAAGGAAGCAAGTTGCCGTTTTGGTCTCACTCGCGTCATGTCTCAGTGAGACGATTTGGGCTGAGTGAGACGATTTGGTCTCACTGAGACGGTCTTGTTTTTCGTCGAAGAAAGACCACTCGGAGACAGGAGAAATACCCACCTCACCACGGCTGCCACCAACGCGGAACATGATGCGGCGCTCAAGCAGATGGCTGATCGCCTTCGATACAACATCGCGGCGCATGTTGGTCAGTTTGCCGATCTCGTCAGCAGAGAGACGCTTGCTCTCGACGTTGTAGCCGATGGTCTGGCGGGCGATAGCCATCACGACGCGGAACTCACGAGCTGGCAGATCAACCGCAGCCAGAGCCTCCATGATGCTGTTGTCCATCCGGGTGAACCCCCGTTGGGTGTTGCCAATCTGAATAACGTTGTCCATAATCTTTCTCGTTGTTTAGCTGTTCCGAAGCCACCCTTGCCCGGTGGCTTTTTTTTGCCTGCGATACTGGATATCTCTCCAGCCCCACCGGCGTTCTTTGCTGCTCTTTTGCCACTACGTAGACTTGGCTCATCGGTTACGGAGAACCAGCCATGTCTAAATCACTCGGGAAACTCACCCTTCGCCGCTTTGCCAATAGCGATGATCTGGTCGCGGGTCGTGGCGTCAGTGGCACGACGGCCAGTGCGAATACCGGCATGGGCTTGAGCTGCAGGACGGCGGCGCTCGACGAGCCCTTCAGGCTTCGGCTGCTTTTCCTTACTCGGGTTGACCTGCTCGGAAGTGGCAGGATGGTCAGTGCTCTCAGCAGTGAACTTGCCGCGAGAAAGGATCTGGATCTGGAACTGCCGCGAAGCGGGAACGAACTCGCCCCACATCGTCACAGCGCTCGGGCTGATCCCTAGGGAATCGGCCAGCTTCTTCTTGCTACCGAAAAATTCGGCTACGTCTTGAGTCTTCATTGCGTGACCTCGGGTTAGCTTGCCTAATTTCAGCATGCTTAAATATAGCGGTCAAGCGAAGGTTTAAGTAGCGTGTATACTTAAATTCAGGATGCTTAATATGTGCGTCATGGAACGACACGAACGCATCGCCCGCGCCATTCAGGTCAGCGGGCTAAAGAAGGGTGAGATCGCCGCAAAGTGTGGCGTGGCTAACTCTGCCGTCACTCAATGGCTGTCCGGCGAGAGCAAAAGCCTCAAGCCGGAAAACCTGTTCGCGCTGGCTAAGGCAACAGGCTTCCGCGCTCAGTGGTTAGCAGTTGAGGAAGGCCCGGAACTGATCGAGTCCAACGTCGAGCCAGGCCCGCCAATCACCAGCCCCTACCGCGAGGTAAAGATCGTCGGCACCGCACAAATGGGCGCCGAGGGTTACTGGCACGCGCTGGATGACGGGGAAGGCTTCGTCGATGTGCCGTCCAAAGACCCTGGCGCCTACGCTCTGCGCTTGCGCGGCGATTCGATGGCCCCTGCTATTCGATCAGGCTGGATCGCCGTCTGTGAGCCAAACGGCAGGCTCGTGCCAGGCGAGTACGTAATGATTCGACTGGTCGACGGAGAATGCATGCTCAAGGAACTGCTCTACTCCAATGACGTAGAGGTCAGCGTCATGTCGCTCAACGCCGCGTACGGCCGGCGCACGATTCCGATGGAGCAGATCGAGCAGATGCACTACGTCGGGCACATTCTGGCGCCGAGTAAGGTTAGGGTTTGATATGAGCGAAACGGACGAACTGAGACGAGAACTGGGCGAGCTAAAAGACCAGATGCGGATGGTTACCGAAGCGCTCATCAGCGTATCGGAGGCCAACGGCTGTGCGCTCGACGCGCTGCTTGCGTTGATGCCAGCTCTCGGCCCTCATGGTCTGTTGGCTGCGAACGATCAAGGAGTGTCGACGTTTATGGAAGCCCTTAAGGCTCAGCATTCGCAGTTGCATCAACTGAATACCCGCATCATGGCAATGGTCGAAGCTACTGGTATCGATCCGTCCGCCGTTGTTCTCACGCCAGCGCCCGATCCATTCAAAGCCAAATGACGCCTCTTGAACAACGTATCTTCGATCACTGGAATGAGCGCCTTGCGAGGCAGGATGACCTTTGGAGGCGATTTGCAGAAGCTGCGCCACACCTAGATATCGGCGTGGATACGCGCCATACTCACACCATGCGCGATATGACCAGAGACGAACTGAACGCCCATCTTGAGAATCAAAATCTCAAGGTTGACGCTCGCTTAAAGGATTTTACGCAGGCTGTTGCCGATTCTATGTCCGGCATCAACCACCGTCTTGATCTGATTGAGCAAGACATATCCAGCGTAAAGGGTATCAAGGGCGTGGTGATTACTACCGCTGTCGCGTCTACGCTAGCTATTGGCGGCATTCTGGTTGGAGTGCTCGGTTACGGCGTCAGCGCCTTCGATTCGGGCAGGGATACCTCGGCAGCCATCCAAGAGATGAAGCAGCAATCGATCGAGACCCGCCAGCTGCTGGAGCAAATCAAGGCCCAGCAAGCAGCACAGCCTGCGGCAACAGCGCCGCCGAGCACGCCACCAGGCGCACCGCAGCAGTAACCAAGCCCCGCACCTAGCGGGGCTTTTTGTATCTGCCGCACCCCTCTCCTACTTTCGTACTAGCCGAAACTTTACATGTGGCAACCGGCCACCATGTTCCTCTTGCCTGCCAATAACCGCACAATTACTGTGTGGATATCCAGCAGTAAGGAGGACCACAATGAATCGGACGCAACCTCACGCCATCACGCACCACTACCAGGCATCGACCTATAACCGCCTGATACGCCGTGTAAACCTCATCATCACCACGCCTCGCGCCAGGGTTGAGCGCCAGGCGAACCTAGCCCCTCAGCCCGACGACCTGCCCGAAGACTGGGAACGCCTGCTGGACGAGATCCAGCAGACCGAAGGCGTAGCCCTCACCCGCCGTCCGGACGGCTCTATACACGTCCGCTGGCTCCGTACAGAGCACTGAATACATAGCCCGCCACTGAGCGGGCTATTCAGTTCCATCGTCAATTTATTTCAGCATGCTGAAAATATCTCTTGACCACTAAGTTAAGCATGCTTAAATTAGGCCCATCGAAACGGAACACACGAAGGGCAAGCAAATGGACGTTTTCACTCACGGCAACTGGCAAGGATTTCCCGATCGCGGCCTTACCGGCCGTGAGACGGAAATCACCCTTGGGGTTGTTGTAGGCAAGACGAACAAGGAGATCGGCCGGCTCTTCGGAATCGCACCTGACACGGTGAAGAAGCGCATCCGCAGCGCTATGGATCGCCTCGGCGTTGACCGTCGCGCAGCGCTGGTTTCCGAAGCGATCCGTCGCGGAATCATCGCCCCGCTGCTGATCCTGCTGGCCCTCGCTGAGGTTGCCCCGCACCAACAAGTTCAAACCCGTCCAGTACGCGCCCCGGTCGCTGTAAAGCGCATCGCCAAGGCAGGACGGGAGATGTCGCAGCCGATGTTTCAAGTGGCCTGCTGATTCAGGGCGGAGACGCCTGGGCCTAGCCCGAACGCTCTTTAAAAATTCAGGATCAGCGCGGCGGGGTCTGCTTCGGCATACAGCGCGCTCTACAAATTCCCCGCCCCATGCCAGCTCTGGAACTGGCCGTGGCTCCACATGCAGCCACGCGAAGTTGCGAGATGTCACCCGATGCGACGCCAGTAGCGGCAGCGGGAAAGAGACGACTCAGACAAGGAATCGCAACGGAGATCGAACTACCAAGGATCCCTTAGTAGTTCACGGAGCATTCACTGATAGCCATTCGCAAGAGTGGCTATTGGGAAATAACCGACAGGGACAACGCAATGAAGACCTACGAAACATACGTGAAGACCCGCGCCGCCAGGAAAGAGGCAGAAAACTGGATGGCTAACTCTGGAAAGATCGATAGCCAATGCAACAAGCCGTATTTGCTAACCAACGTGAAGTTCAGCGCCGAATATTGCGGGCAGGCTTATGCGGGCGCGAACAACTACCACAAGTCCCCCGGCGACTTCAACCAGGCCATGCAAGAAGTGATCGCGGAGAACTTCAGCGCGCTATCTGCCAAGGCCTTGAACAAGATGATGGAGCGAGAGCGGCTTGCCCTCATCGCCTGCGAGGATGAGGTGGCCAGTGTGCAGGCCGATATCGTGGCAGCAAAGGAATCCGCCTAACCCATCCTTCTGCGCCTTGTAGACAGGGCGCATCACCTATCAGCACATAGGAGGCTGAGATGAGCAAGGAATTGAGCAAGCCCGCTGTGTTCTGGGTCCTGTTCGACGCGGAAGCCGACCAGAAGTACATCAAGAAGAGTTTGGTCGATGGCTCGCTAGCATTCTTCGATGCAGAGCATGAAGCGAACCGGTCGAAGCGGCTGAACCCCGGAACTGACTACAAGCGAGTCGAGTACTACAGCGCTCCGATAGCGGAGCGCGCTAGCGTCTATGTCGAGTGTCGCCAGTGCGACGAATGCCAGCACGGTGGAATCAACGATTCTGCCTCCGGCCTGGCTGCCTGCCATGACTGTGACTGGGCGGGGCCAGAGCCGACCGAGGATAAGTGCCCAGGATGCCAAAGTGAGAACTGCATGGCGGCCGCCTGCCCGAAGTGCGGCGCCCGTTACGTCCTAGTAGCCAGCGACGACATCACCGCCCCCATCGCGCCGGCCACCTAACCATGCCTACACCACTACAGCTAACCCTAATGCTCACCGTATTCCTCGCCTGTTGCGCGTTGGAGTGGTGGGTTAGGGAGAGGAGAGAGAAGTGAACGATCAAGAATTGCTGGACCTGGCGGCGAAGGCGGCTGGCATCACTGGCGGGTGGGGCGACAAGATCGAATACCACAACGGTGCCGTTGACCTGCGGGACGTCTGGATCCTTGAAGACGACGACTTCGTGCCATGGAACCCGCTCACCGACGACGGAGATGCGCTGCGGCTGGCTGAATCCCTTGGCTTCACCATATGCATGAACGGAAGCGGAACGGTATCGGCTAGTGATGATTACGATAAATCGGTCTTCGCTACCCAGTCGATACATGAGTGTGGTGGCAATCGTCTAGCCGCCACCCGCCGCGCCATCGTAAGAGCCGCCGCAGAGATCGGCCGCACCAAGTAACACCCTTCCCGCCCGTCCGGGCACATCGAGGTAACCACCCATGAAGCAACACGGACCCATAGGGCGCCGCGAGCAGCCGTGCCCGGAATACAACGAGTCGCTCGAAGACGCGATCCACGAGCAGCTGAAAGACCACGACGAAGCAACCGTCTCCGCCTTCATCGACTACTGCGATGACCGGATAGACGCATTCCTCGAACACGAGGCCAACCGGCGCCGCGAACACGCCGAAGAGATCAAGCGGGAGGCAGCATGAACGACCAAATTCGAGCGGCAGTTGAGCGCCTGTTCTCGGCGTGCCTAGAAGTAACGGCAGGCGGCAAGTACCACGCGTTCTGCAGGTTTGAGGCCCAAGTGGGATGGGTAGAGATCGAAGCCTTCCCTGCCTGCACTGAATACACGGGCGACCACAGCAAGCACCGAATCATCAATTCACGTATCGCGGTTGCAGGCTGGGGCGTAGAGACGCCTGAAGACATCGCCCGCGCCCTATCAGACCTCAACGGCACAACCGATCGGCTCTATGGGCTGACATTGCAGGAGGCGGCATGAAAGCACTCAGGGAAGCAGCCCTACTCCTCCCTATCGCCGCCTTCCTTGGATCGCTGGCATACGTCGGCCTTATGGGGGGTGTGTGATGGGTTACTCAAAAGTCGATTACTACGAAGAAGGATTAGCCGAGGCCTTTGAGGAGCACGGCGTAACGGCAACGCCTGAGCAGATCAAGGCGATTGCTAGCGATGTTGCCTGCTGGACTGAAAGCATCGGTATGGCCTTCCACCAGCCAGCAGACCCTGGAATCAGCGAGGCCGACACTCTGCGCGCAGAGCTAGCCAAAGAGCGGAGCAAGGTCGTTTGCCGCGAGTGCAAGGGCGCCGGCACGATCCATTTTCAAGGCCCGTATCACGGAAGCACGTCGAGCTGTCATCGGTGTGGCGGCGAAGGGAGGCATGTGTGATGGCCTCACAACGTCAACGCTCACTCCGCTACGCATGGTGGCGGGGCTTCGCACTAGCCCTGCTGGCCTTTACAGGATGGGTCGCTGTGTACGGCCTGGTTGATCGATTCAACAACGGGGTGCCGCTATGACCCCCTCCATCCCCCTCCCCTACGACACCGGCCCGCAAGACGAACCAGATGGCCATTCATTCGCTGCTGCATGGTGGGCACTGACCGGCTTCGGCGTCCTGTCTGCAACGCTGATCGTCGGCCTCGTGGGTGAGGCGGCGATCTACAAACTCTTCGGATAACACAACCTACTGACAGGCTGCGCGAGACGCGGCTTATGGAGTTTCTATGTCCACGGAAAACCAACTGGTAGCGCTTGATGACATCAGCATCGACAAGGCGCCGGCCATCTACGGCCACAACAAACTGACCGCTTATGTTGCCCTTGCCCGCGAGCAGGCGGCAAACGAAGTGCCGGACCTGGCCACGAAGAAAGGGCGCGACCGCATCGCCTCACTCGCCGCACAGGTCAGCCGCTCGAAGACGGCGGTAGAGAAGCCAGGCCGCGAATACCTGAAGCGCATCAAGGAAATGCCGAAAGCCATCGAGGCCGAGCTGCGCGAGTTCGTGAACAGCATGGATGCGCTGCGCGACGAAGTGCGGGCGCCGCTGAATGAGTGGGAGCAGGCCGAGGCGGATCGGGTGGCCAGACATGAAGAGCGAGTGCAACAACTGCGCGACTTTGCCGTATGCGACAACCTTCAGGCAGCCGGCATCCGTGTTCAGATCGAAAACCTCGAGGAAATTGCAGTCGATGCAAGCTTCGAGGAATACGAAGCCGAGGCGCACCGCGTGAAGAATACGGCGCTGGTGATGCTCCGCACCGCACTAGTGAAGCGCGAGCAGTACGAAGCAGAACAGGCCGAACTGGAGCGCCTGCGCGCCGAAGCCGCCCAGCGCGAGCAGAAGGAACGCGAGGAACGCATTGCCCGTGAAGCCGCCGAGCGCGCCCGCCTTGAAGCGGAGCAAAGCGCACAGGCAGAGCGGCTGCAATTTGCGTTAGCGGCCGAGCAATCAGCCCGCCGCGAACTGGAAGCCCAGCAGCGCGCCGAGCAGGCCGAGCGTGATGCAGCCGAACGCGCAGAACGCGCAGCAGCAGCCGAACGCCAGCGTCAGGCAGACGAGCAGGCCCGCATTGAGCGTGAGGCCAAGGCCCGCGAGGCAGACATTGCACACAAGACCGCCGTACTGACCTCCATCAAAGAGGCGTTCATGGCCGCCGGCATCACCGAAGACCAGGCCAAAGCCGTCATTAACATGATTCGCAAGGGTGAAGTTCCTAGCGTGTCCATCACATATTGAGGTTGCCATGAACACAGCGATTGCCCAGCGTCAGGAGAACACTGCCGTAACCAAGGCAGGCGAGTCCGCCACCATCCTGCAGATCATCCAGCAGGTCGCCATGAGCCCGAACGCAGATATCGACAAGATGGAGCGACTGATGGCAATGCATGAGCGCTTCCAGGCTCAGCAGGCCAAGCAGCAGTACGACGAAGCGCTGGCACAGATGCAGGAAGAGCTACCGGTGATCGGTGAGCGTGGCGGCATCAAGGACAAGAGCGGCCGCATCCAAAGCACCTATGCGCTCTGGGAAGACATCAACGAAGTCATCAAGCCGGTACTCGCCCGGCACGGCTTCGCCATCACCTTCCGAACTCCGCGCAACGAAAAAGGGATTGAGGTGGAAGGCGTTCTGAGTCATCGCGCCGGCCACCGCGAAACGACATCCCTGCTGTTACCGGCTGACGTCAGCGGCAACAAAAACGGAGTACAGGCCGTGGCGTCCAGCGTCAGCTATGGGAAGCGCTACACAGCCGGCGCCCTGCTGAACTTCACCACAACTGGCGAGGATGACGACGGCAATGGCGCTGTTGTTACGGCTCGCGTGACATCAGTGCAAGCCGCACAGCTGGCGATGTTGCTCGAACAATGCAGCGACAAGGCGAAAGAATCGTTCGCTGCGCTACACGGCACACCGGCATCGGTTGAAAAGGCGATGTTCGACCATGTGCTTGCAGCTCTCACCAAATCAGCCAACAAGGCCAAGGAGGCGAGCAATGCAGATCATCCGTGACGTTGAGCAAGGGTCAGCCGATTGGCTGGCCCTGCGCCTGGGGATCGTGACCTGCTCCGAGCTGTCCTGCCTCCTCGTAAAGGGCCAGGGCGAAGCGGGATTCGGAGCCGGTGCATTCACCTACATGGACACCCTGATCGGTGAGCGAATCACTGGCGAGGCGGCAGACCCGTTTGGCGGCAACCGCCATACCGAGCGCGGTCATGAGCTGGAGGGCGTGGCGCGCGGCTTGTACGAGGAGCGGGAGGAAGTCACCACGGAACAGGTGGCGATCATCCTGAACCATGGCGTCGGCTACTCGCCTGACTCGCTAGTGGGCCTGTCCGGCCTCACTGAGATCAAGACGAAACTCCCCAAGTTTCAGGTCGGCGTGATCCTCTCCAACGAGATCCCGAAGGAACACATCGCCCAATGCCAGGGCGGCTTATGGATGTCGGATCGTGAGTGGATCGACTTCGTTTCCTACTGGCCGGGGATGCCTCTCTTCGTCAAGCGCGCATACCGCGACGAGGCGCTGATTCGCAAGATCAGCGAGCGCGTCACCACCTTTTACGAGCTGCTCGAAGAGCGGATGAATCGGGTCATGGGCATCGCTGCCTAACCCAACAACCAAGGAGCCTCACATGGCGCGCGGAGTAAACAGAGTCACCCTTCTCGGAAACGTCGGCGGTGATCCAGAAACGAAATACATGCCCAATGGCAATGCCGTAACCAATATCACAGTAGCCACAAGCGATGCTTGGAAGGACAAGCAGACTGGCCAGCTTCAGGAGCGCACCGAATGGCATCGCGTGGTGTTCTTCGGGAAGGTTGCTGAAATAGCCGGCGAGTACCTACGCAAGGGCTCGCAGTGCTATCTCGAAGGGCGCCTTCAGACGCGGGAATGGGAAAAGGACGGAGTGAAGCGCTACACGACGGAAATCGTTGTGGATATGGGCGGCACCCTCCAGCTGCTCGGCGGTAAGCCTGATGGCCAACAGTCTCAGCCTTCCCAGCCACGTCAACAGCAAGCCCAGCGCCCGCAGCAGACGCAACGTCAGCCGGACAATTCGATGCCTGATTACGACGACTACGGCATCAACTACTGACCCACCTGGGCGCCCAGCGCGCCCACCTCCCCGGACAATAACCATGAACCTCGATGACACCATTCGAGCGATGGCCGCACTCGGCCAGAGCAAAGGCCAGGTGCGCGAAGCCCTGGGCATTTCACGCAGCAAGTTCACCTTAATCATAAAGATGCTGCCGGATATCAACTGGCAGCAGACACCGGAAGAACGAGCCGCACGGATAGCGGGATCGAGGAAGGGAATCGCCACCCGGCGCGCTCAGCACCTTCGCACCGTCAACGGAGTGACCGGCTCCATCGACGAATTGTGCGAGCGGTTCGGACAGTGCAGCGCAGTACACGCCCGACGCCGAATACGCCAGGGCTGGCCGCCAGCCGAGGCCATCACCACGCCAGCGCTCGGCAGATGGGCAAAGGTGGCGGCATGACTGAACCCGAAAAGCAATGTGCCTGCTGCAAGGAATGGTGGCCGGCAGATACCGAGTTTTTCTTCAGGAGCATGAGGACAAAAGACGGCCTGGGCTACAGCTGCAAGGCTTGCTTTTTCGAGTCGTCGACCTACCGATCCCGCAAAGGGCGCACGGCTAAGGGCCCCATGTACTCGCCGTGGGAACAGCTATTTAAACCATCTGAGGCCCGCGCCTCTTGAGGTGATCCATGTTCACCCAATCCCCCACAGTCCAGCGCATCAACCATCAGTGCCAGGTATGGATTCAGAAGACCACCGGCAAGCGATGCAGGAAGGGACTGAGCAACGGAAGCGCCACTTACATGCACCCACTCAGCGGCCCGCCGATCTGCGTGACCGATGAAGAACTGAACGATCACAGCATATGGAGCAAGGTATGAACGAAACACTTAAGGCAGTAGGTAGCATCGGCGCTGAGCTGGGGGCGGTGAAGGCGGAGTGCGAGCGGCTGCGCGGGTTGCTGCGGGACACGGCAGCCGTAGCGATAACCATGCTCTATGACAGTCACCGCGACGATGTACTTGAGGAGTTCACCGTGCCTGAGCTGGAGGCGGTAGTGAAGGCCAGCGCCCATCTACAGAGCACAAAGGTCGAGCATGTTTATCGTCGCGCCTGGGATGCCACCCTATCCAAGCAGGCCGAGCCTGTAGAGCCAGCCCCGGCGCAGGATGAGCGGGGGCTAAGCCATGAAGACTGAACTGGAATACTGCCAAGACCTTGCGGGGCGAGTGCGATACGAGGATGGGACGCTTTATTGGGTTACGACCTGCCAAAAAAGAAATGTCGGCAAGTTGGTCGGTCGTCCTGATCGGGATGGGTACATGCGAATCCATCCGGCTCGCGGGAGAATGATTGCCTGCCACCGACTCGTCTACTTCATGTTCCATAGCGCACTTCCTGAGTAAGTCGATCATATCGACGGGAATCCCTCGAACAACCGAATCGACAACCTCAGGGGCGCGTCGATCTGCCAGAACATGCAGAACTGCAAGCTACCTGTGACAAACACCACAGGAGCCAAAGGAATCTACTTCCACAAGCAGACGCAGAAGTGGACCGCCAGCATTCGAGTCAACAAGCGGCTTACCCACCTTGGCAGTTTCGGGAGCGTCTTTGAGGCGGCTTGCGCACGAAAGTCAGCCGAGCTCAACCAATATGGAGATTTCGCACGATGAGCATGGAAAAAGAGCGAGAGGCCTTCGAGCAGCATCCGCGCTTTCGCGGAATGGATTTCACGCGAGCAGCTATTCATGCTGAGTTTTATGCCAGCCCGTATGCGAACGGCGCATGGGATGGCTGGCAGGCCCGAGCCACCCGCCCCGCGCAGACCGCCCCGCAGCCGGAGCAGGGTGGGCTGGTGGAGGCGCTGGAGACAATATCTCGCGGAGTAGCGCGGCACGTCCGGGAGGGAAAGCTCGCCGACCTGACGACCCTTTCATACTGGTCTGGCATCGCTGACGCCGCCCAACGAGGTGACGCATGAGCAAGGTGATGGTTGATCGGGAGCTGCTGGAGTATCTGGCAGAAATGGGCGACGAAGCTATTCAGCGGATGGGCAGCTATCTGGCCGAGAAGCATGGCGAGCAGCGCTATGTGGATGCGGCTCGCGCCATCCTCGCCCAGCCCGCAGAGGCGGAAGGGGTGGAGCTGTACGGCGTAGCCCTGGATTACTCGGCGGCATTCGGCAGCTGCGAGCCGCGAGTAGTGGCGGCGGACTATGCCAGTCGCATTGATGACCCAAAGTGCACACGGGTCAATCTGGTACGCCAGTCAGACCACCTCGCCGCCCTATCTGCCGTGACCGCCGAGCGGGATAGGCTGATGAAGGAGCTGGGACAGGCGCATCGCGCGACAAACAGCGAGTGCATGGACTGGGCTCGCGAGTACGAGCGCCGCAAGGAGGTTCAGGTCGAGCGCGACCAGCTCCGCGCCGAGGTCAATGGGCTGCGCGGGCTGCTGCGGGACGCTACCGCCGTAGCTATAACCATGCTCTATGACAGTCACCGCGACGATGTGCTTGAAGAGTTCACCGCGCCCGAGCTAGAGGCGGTAGTGAAGGTCAGCGCTCATCTGCAGAGCGCAAAGGTTGAGCATGTTTATCGTCTGGCCTGGGACGCCGCCCTGGCTGCGAAGGAGGCGTGAATGGACAACCTGACGGGAAGGATTCGCCTTCGGGTCGGCTGGTTCGGCAGGCTCGTGCTTCAGGTCGAATACAAGACCCTGCAGCCCTACCCTGGCACTGATGGCCGAGGAACTGACTGGCTATGGACCGGCGCAGACTGGCGAGACGCCCGCATAGAGGAGGTGACCGGCGAGCGCGCTGAAGATATCCGCAACGGCATGAAGCTCATCCGCCCGGCGCCATCGCTGAAGCCCTGACCCAGCGACCTAACCCCGCATCACCCAACCCAATCAATAACAGCCTGCCGGCGTGAGTCGGTGGGGAGGAGATTCTGCATGCTTCTAATTCGAGACACGAGAGAGCTTTACCGGCACGAGATGGAACAGGCTGTAGGCAAAGACGCGCCAGGCAAACAGGTGCTCGATCATCTATTCGGCAAGTATCCCGATTATCAGAGCGGTACAGACTTCGTCATCCGCGTGTGGCGTGGCGATGAGCGAACGCCATTGCAGCGATTGAACATGTTTTGGGCAATGCCATTCACGCTGCTCTGCGCCCCATACCAGTACGTCGCAAAAGGGCAAGTTGGCTGGGACACAAAATCACGACTTGGGTGCTGGCTGCTCAAGGTAACCGGCCACCTGCACGACGCCTAGCCCCAATGCGGGAGGAGATAGAGATGACAGACAAGACCGATGCCGAGTTCGAGGCGTGGTGGATCAAACAGCCCCACCGCGAGCAGTTCGAGGACGTGAAGGACCAGATGCGGAATGTGGCCGTGGCCTTCCGCAAGATGGGGCGGGAGGACGTGGTGATTGAGCTGGATACCGCCTACAGGACTGACGAAGACGGCTACTGGGTGCTTGGCAGAACGGAAGTGAAGCGAGCCATCGAAGCGGCCGGCGCGAAGTGGAGGGAGTGAGTGATGTTCATGACACTGCAGGAAGTAGCGGACCTGACCGGCTACCAGAAGCCAAGCAAACAGATTGCATGGCTGACGGCTGAGCGGTTCGGGTTCGTGGTAGGCGGCGACGGGCATCCCAAGGTATTGCGCGACCTTGTATTGTCGCGCCTTGGAGCCGTCAAATCATCGAAGAAGGAACCGCAGCTTAGGCTGACCGGTTGAGGACAAGAACATGCGCCCGAGGAAGAAGGACCGGCATCTGCCGGCGTGCATGTACCAGAAGCACGGAGCGTACTACCTGGTTCGCAATGGGAAGTGGGAGCGGCTTGGAACAGACCTGCAGGAAGTGCTGCTGGTCTACGCCAAGCGCATTGCGGCAGGGAAGCAGGGAGGAATGCCAGGGCTCATCGACCGGGCCTTGGCGCATCACCGCAAGACGATCAGCGAGAACACCGCGAAGCAGTACGATATCGCCGCCGAGCGGCTGAAAACGATCTTCGCCGAGTTCGAGCCGCACCAAGTGCTACCCAAGCACGTCGCTGCGGTAAAGATGCAGCTCGCCAGTACGCCGAATATGTGCAACCGCATACTATCTTTTCTACGGATTGTGTTCGGGTATGCCCTTGAATGGCAGGAAGTCGATTCAAACCCCTGCATCGGGATCAGCCGTCACGCAGAGGCGCGGCGCGACCGGTACATCACTGACCGGGAGTTCGGCGCCCTACTGAACGCGGCAAGCCCGTACATCCGCAGCATTCTGGAAATGTGCTACCTCACTGGCCAGCGCATCGGAGACGTGATCGCTATCCGTTTGGCGGATATCACCGAAGAGGGCGTTGCATTTACCCAGGAAAAGACGGGAGCAAAACTGATTGTAGCCATGACTCCAGACCTAAAGGCTGTCATCGACAACGCCAAGGCCTTGCCGCGCAAGGTCAGGACGCTGACGTTGTTCTGCTCGCGTACAGGAAAGCCGGTCAGTTATGCCACGGTGAAAATGGCATTCCGCGTGCTTCGCGAGAAAACAGGCATCGCCGACGTGACCATTCACGACATCCGCGCCAAGTCGCTCACCGACGCAGATCGGGAGGGCAAGAATGCGCAAACACTCGGCGGCCATACCGACGCCAGGATGACTGCTCGCTACCTTCGCGGCCGGTTGCCGAAGATCGCTCAGGCGCCGACAATGCCGTCTCGCCTCGGATAAGTATTAGACAGCAGCCCATGTCAAAAAGACAGAATGCTCTGGAAGCCAGCAATGACGGCCTCTCCAGCCACACGCCCATGATGCAGCAGTACTGGAAGCTCAAACGCGAGCATCCTGACCAGCTGATGTTCTACCGCATGGGCGACTTTTACGAGCTGTTCTACGACGACGCCAAGAAAGCCGCCAAGCTGCTGGACATCACCCTGACCGCGCGCGGTCAGTCCGGTGGTAACGCGATACCCATGGCGGGCATCCCGTTTCACTCCGCCGAGGGCTATCTCAGCCGCCTGGTGAAGCTTGGCGAGTCTGTAGTGATCTGCGAACAGATCGGCGACCCTGCGACCAGCAAGGGCCCGGTGGAGCGACAGGTGGTGCGAATCATCACCCCCGGCACGGTGAGTGATGAAGCTCTGCTCGACGAGCACCGAGATAATCTCCTGGCAGCGGTGGTGGGCGACGAGAAGCTGTTCGGCCTGTCAGTGCTGGACATCACCAGCGGCCGATTCAGCGTGCAGGAGTTTGGCGGCTGGGAAACGCTACTGGCTGAGGTAGAACGCCTGAACCCAGCTGAACTGATGATCCCGGACGACTGGCCTACCCAGTTGCCAGTCGAGAAGCGCCGCGGCGTACGCCGGCGAGCGCCTTGGGATTTCGACCGCGACAGTGGCTTCAAAGGCCTCTGCCAACAGTTTGGGACTCAGGACCTGAAAGGCTTTGGGTGCGAGCGGTTGACGCTCGCTATCGGCGCCGCCGGCTGCCTCCTGACCTATGCCAAGGAAACCCAGCGTACCGCACTTCACCATCTGCGCAGCCTTCGCCACGAGCGTCTCGACGAGGCGGTCATCCTTGACGGCGCGACCCGGCGCAATCTGGAACTGGACATTAATCTCGGCGGTGGGCGCGAGAACACCCTGCAATCAGTGGTCGACCGCTGCCAGACCGCCATGGGCAGCCGCCTGCTCAGCCGCTGGCTGAATCGCCCGTTGCGTGATCGAAGCGTGCTCGAGGCCCGCCAGGACTCGATCACGTGCCTGCTAGAGCACTATCGCTTCGAACAGATCCAGCCACAGCTGAAAGAGATCGGTGATCTCGAGCGCATCCTCGCGCGAATCGGCTTGCGCAACGCTCGGCCGCGCGATCTTGCGCGCCTGCGTGACGCGCTCGCAGCTCTGCCGCAGCTTCAGGAGGGCATGACGGAACTGGTCGCCCCTCATCTGACCGAGCTGGCGACCACCATCCGGACCTACCCCGAGCTCGCTGCGTTGTTGGCAAAGGCCATCATCGATAACCCGCCGGCAGTGATCCGCGAAGGCGGCGTGTTGAAGACTGGCTATGACGCTGAACTGGACGAACTGCAATCGCTGTCGGAGAACGCCGGCCAGTACCTAATGGATCTGGAAACTCGTGAGAAAGCCCGCACCGGGCTGGCCAACCTCAAGGTCGGCTACAACCGGGTGCATGGCTATTTCATCGAGCTGCCCAGCAAACAGGCGGAATCTGCGCCGGCCGACTACATCCGCAGGCAAACGCTAAAGGGCGCCGAGCGTTTCATCACGCCGGAGCTCAAAGAGTTCGAAGACAAGGCGCTGTCTGCCAAGAGCCGAGCACTGGCGCGCGAAAAGCTGCTCTATGAAGAACTGCTGGAGTTGCTCATCGGTCATCTTGCACCCCTGCAGGATAGCGCCGCGGCACTGGCCGAACTCGACGTGCTCAGCAACCTGGCCGAACGCGCCCTGACGCTCGACCTCAACCGCCCGCGTTTCGTCGAGCATCCCTGCCTGCAGATCGAACAGGGCCGTCATCCTGTGGTTGAACAGGTGTTGCAGACGCCCTTCGTCGCCAACGACCTCAACCTTGATGACGAAACCCGCATGCTGGTGATCACCGGCCCGAACATGGGCGGTAAGTCAACTTACATGCGCCAAACGGCGCTGATCGTACTGCTGGCGCAAATCGGCAGTTTCGTGCCAGCCAAAGCCTGCGAACTGTCTCTGGTCGATCGCATCTTTACCCGCATCGGCTCGTCAGATGATCTGGCCGGCGGCCGCTCGACCTTCATGGTCGAAATGAGCGAGACGGCCAACATCCTGCATAACGCCAGCGACCGCAGCCTGGTGCTGATGGACGAAGTCGGGCGCGGCACCAGTACCTTCGATGGCTTGTCACTGGCCTGGGCAGCGGCCGAACACTTGGCCAAGCTGCGCGCCTATACCCTTTTCGCGACGCACTACTTCGAACTCACCGTGCTGCCGGAAAGCCAGCCGGTGGTGGCCAACGTGCACCTGTCGGCCACCGAGCACAACGAACGCATCGTCTTCCTTCACCATGTCTTGCCGGGACCGGCGAGCCAGAGTTATGGCTTGGCCGTGGCACAGTTAGCCGGTGTGCCTGGCGAAGTGATCCAGCGCGCACGCGACCATCTGTCGCGGCTGGAAACCACCAGCCTGCCCCACGAAACGCCCAAGATAACCCCCGGCCAGCCTGCGCCACCTCAGCAGAGCGACCTATTTGCAAGCCTGCCACACCCGGTAGTCGAAGAATTGAGTCGGATCAATCCCGATGATATGAGCCCGCGCCAGGCGCTGGACCTGCTATACAACCTGAAAGCGCGTGTCTGA